TTGGAAAAACTAGGAGAATAAACTTATGGCACTAACAACATTTACTGGTCCAGTAAGATCGTTAAACGGTTTTTTGAACTCAGTACAAAACTCAACAACTGGTGAATATACAAATAACTTTGTAATAAATTCTGCCGGCACTGTAGTAACTTCACCTGCAATCGTATTGCAAGGTATTGTTACAGGAACTTTAAGCGCAACTACTGGAGACAGTGTTGCTACATTTGCTCAACCAGCAAATACAGTTATTACTAAAATTTCTGTATTGTGTGTTACAGCAGCAACTGTTGCAACAGGAGACATTGGTATTGAAGTAGGAACTTCATCTTCAGGATCTCAAATCGTAGCAACTGCAGCTGATGAAATTCTAGATGGTGGAACATCTGTTCCAGCTGGAGCTTTCTATAATACAACATTATTAAATACTACTGCTAGCGATGCAGCACCAGCGGCAAGTCCGTTGTATGCTTCTGCAGCTAGAGACATATATTTAAATATCACTAACACAACTACACCAAGTGCGCGTGGTTCGTTTAGATGGGTAATTGAATATTCACAAGTAGCATAATAAATTAATTTAAGGAGCTCGAAAGGGCTCCTTAATATAAGGAGAAAAAATATGAAGTCAGATGTAAAACCGGTTATATGTGCAAGTAACATTAGTACTGCAGTTTTGTTTACAGGACCTACAAGATTAAGAGGTTACATGATTCAATCTACAGGAACTTCTGGAACATGTATTATTAATGGTTTAGCAAATATTACTACAGTAAGTACTTCAACTAACACACAAGTTTACATTCCAGTTTCTGTTGGAGCTGGTGGAACTGAAACTTTAAACCTACCAGAAGACGGCGTTTTATATGCTGGACGAAATGGAACAGGAATAATTGATGGTGTTGGAGTTGCTTCAAACACAAGTGCTTTAATTGTTACATTATTTATAGAAAAGTAGGAGTCAAGTATGGCTACCACTTCAGGCACTACAGTTTTTGAAAAAACTTTTACTATTGATGAAATAATAGAAGAGTCTTACGAAAGAATTGGTCTTATCAATAATACTGGTAACCAAATGAAAGCAGCTCGTCGCTCGTTGAACATTATGTTTCAAGAGTGGGGCAACAGGGGTCTGCATTATTGGGAAGTTGCAAATAATTCAATTTCCATGGTTAATGGTCAAGCTGTCTATACTCTTTACCGATCACCAACAGATGGAACATCCGATGGTGTATTTAGTTTTTTAAATGGTGCAATTACTGCAATTCAAACTACAATTACATTAGATTCAGTTTTCCAATTTCCAACAACGGGTACATTATTAATAGGATCAGAACAGATTACGTATACTGGAACTAATACAGATTCTAATACTATTACAGGTCTTACAAGAGGTGCTAATGGTACTACAGCTACAACTCATGCTGATGATACTGCAGTATATAATTATGATTCAATTGTTTATGGAACAGGAGATATTTTAGAAGCAGTTTATAGAAATACGGAGCAAACTCCAGTAGTTGATTTTCCACTTACAAAAATAGATAGATCCGCTTACAGTGGTTTATCTTCTAAATTTTCAACAGGTACACCTACACAATATTTTGTAGAAAGATTTATAGATAGAATTACGATTACTTTATTTTTAACTCCTGGATCAGATGAAGTTAATAATGTTGTAAATTATTATTATGAAAAAAGAATTCAAGACGTTGGAGCTTATACTAATATTACAAACGTTCCATATAGATTTGTTCCGTGTATGTGCGCGGGACTGACTTATTATTTAACACAAAAATTTGCACCACAAAGAGTACAAGAGATGAAATTATTATATGAAGATGAATTAAAAAGAGCATTAGAACAAGATGGCTCTTCATCAAGTTCATTCATAACACCTAAACTTTACTATCCGAGCGCATAATGGCAAATTTATCTAGAGGAAAATATGCTTACATGATCTCTGACCGTTCTGGTCAAAGATTTCCGTATCAAGAAATGGTACAAGAATGGAATGGTTCATGGGTACATATTACTGAATATGAAGCAAAGCAACCTCAATTAGACCCAACTCCAACAACAGCGGATCCACAAGGTTTACAATATGCACATCCTGATAGAACAGAACCACCTGTTATTATTGAATTAACTCCAGATCCTTTTACTACAATTAAATATGCAGGCTCTACTTATATTAATGTTTATTCAGAAGATCATGGACGATCAACGGGTAATATTGTTAGATTTAGAGGACCACCAGAAGTAGTGATCCCGGGCACGCCCGCGCGCGAGACTTCGTTTAAAGATGTTCCTTTATTTGATAATGTAACAGATATTTCAAATGCAAATGGTTTTACTATTACAGTTGGAAAAATTGATTCATCTGGTATTGTTGGAGATCCATTGAATTATTTTTATTTCTTAAGTACAAGTATAGCAACAACAGGAAATGTATCTGGCGGCGGGGCACAATGTTCTGCAGGCCCAGTAACACTAAAAGCTTAATATGACATACGCAGAATTAGTACAAAAAATTAGAGATTATACGGAGGTGGATGCAAATGTATTTACATCTACTATTGTTAATGGATTTATATTAGATGCTGAATTTAGAATTTTAAGAGAAGTAGATTCTGATAATAATAGAAAATATGCAACAGCTTCTGTTATTGCAGCTCAACCTTACGTAAGTACACCTCTTTTAACAGATCAAACTTTGATTATAAGAGAAGCTCAAATCATTCCAGGTGGTGCATATACAGGTCCTAATGCTGTAGTAGAATATAGAGATACTGGATTTATTAATGAATATAATAGCACTAATGCACAAGGATTACCTAAATATTTTAGTTATTGGGATGAGCAAACAATAGTATTAGCCCCAATTCCAGACTTGACATATACCATGCAATTAAATTATATCTTGAAGCCAGCAGGATTATCTGCTAGTAATACGACAACATATTTAAGTAATCAGTTTCCCACTGGTTTATTGTATGCATGCCTTGTTGAGGCATACGGGTTTTTAAAGGGTCCGGCAGACATGATACAATTTTATGAACAAAAGTATCAAAGTGTGCTACAAGGATTCTCTATTGAACAAATGGGAAGAAGAAGAAGAGATGAATACCAAGAAGGTTCACCTCAGATTCAAAAACAAGGATAGGAAAATATTATGGCAATAACACAAGCAGTAGCAAATTCGTTTAAAGGACAACTTTTACAAGGTCAGCACAATTTTACAGCTGCAACAGGAAATGTTTTTAAACTTGCTCTATATACTTCTGCAGCAACTTTAGATTCTTCAACAACAGTTTACACTTCAACAAATGAAGTTGCTAACACTGGTCAATATGTAACAGGTGGTGGAGTTTTATCAAACGTATCTCCTCTTGTTTCTAGTGGCGTTGCATTTATAGATTTTGCAGATATATCTTTCACTGGAGTTACTTTAACTGCAAGAGGTGCTTTGATTTACAATACATCAAACACAAATGCAGCAGTATGTGTATTAGATTTTACAAGTGATAAATCAGCAACATCTGGAACTTTCACAATTCAGTTTCCAGCAGACACATCATCAGCAGCTATTCTAAGAATCGGCAACGCATAATAGGAGTAACCTATTATGGCAAGTTGGGGAATATTCAGTTGGGGTGAAGGTACCTGGGGAAACCAAGGAGCACTTGTTAAAGTCAATAATCCATTAGACATAGCTTGGGGAAAACAAACCTGGAGCTATGGATTTTACGGTGGATCAAATAATCTTCCATTATCTTTATCATCAGTCAATATTGCAATTGATAATGAAATTGCATTAATTGGTTTACAATTAAATACATCTTTAAATAGTGTTCAAGCTTTTGGATTAGCTGAAGTTCCAGTTACTGGCCAACAAATAAATATTTCTTTAAATTCTGTAACTGCAATAGGAAGTGCACAAGTTGATGTAACAGGTCAACAATTAAATATTACTCAAGGTGATGAAACTATAGATGTAAGTGTTATTGTAGATGGAATTGGTTTACAATTAAATTTATCATTAGGTGAAGAAAGTGTAATAGGAACAGGAAATGTTGATTTAACTGGTCAACAAATAAATATTTCACAAGGAGATGAAACTGTAAATGTAAGTGTAACACCTACAATTACAGGAAATGCATTAAATATAGCTGAAGGAGAAGTAGATCCAAGTCCTGATGCTACAGTAACAGGTATTGGAATGACGGTTTCTTTAGCTGTTGGAACAGTTGTTGTTGGAACAGGTAATGTTACATTAACAGGTCAACAGTTAAATATAGCTCAAGGAACAGCTATAGCTGAAGCGTTAACACCAGTAAGTGTTACAGGATTAGGCTTAAGTATAACACTTGGAACAGTATTTGCAGGAACTACTGTGGTAGTACCTATTACTGGAAATGGATTGACTATAGCATTAAATAGTATAAATAATCAAATCTGGACTGAAATCAATACCGGAACTGATGCAACTTGGACAGAGATTGACACAGCCGCATAAATTAAATAATATAATAATATAAGGAATTAAATATGGCATCAAGTTATTCTACAGACCTCAAACTAGAGATACAAGTAACTGGCGAAAACGCTGGTACATGGGGTGATATTACAAATACAAATTTAGTTATTCTTCAACAAGCAATTGCTGGTTATGAATCGGTTGCATTAAATGCAACAACAGGAGTTACATTAACATACACTAATGGTGCACTTTCAAATGGTAAAAATGCAGTATTAGAACTTACAGGAACTATTTCAGGAAACGTAGATGTTACTATTCCTTCAGATGCAACAGGACCAGATGAAAAAGTTTATGTAATTAAAAATAGTACATCAGGTGCTTTTACCGTAACAGTAAAAGTTGCTGGTCAAACAGGTGTTACTTTCTCTGCAACAGATAAAGGAACAAAACTTTTATATTTAAATGGAACTGATGTTGTAGATTCTAACATTGGAAAATTATCTAATGATTTTGCTCCAACACTTGCAGCAAATTTAGATACTAATGCTAAAAATATTTTAATAGATAGTGGTAATTTTATTGGTGATGAAAACGGTAATGAACAAATTAAATTTTCAACAACTGCATCAGCTACAAACGAAATTACAATAGCAAATGCTGCAGCTGGAAATTCTCCAGTAATTTCTGCAACAGGTGGAGATACAAACGTTGGAATTACATTAACACCAAAAGGTGATCTTGGAAGAATTACAGCAAATGGTGAAACTAAAATATTTGGTGTATTTGAAGGTGCAACAATTTCTACAACTTTCATAACATCATTTACTTATGATGTATTAACACAAGCTGTATATTTTCAAAACGTTAACTTAGGTTCTAATTTTACAGTTAATTTAAGAGGAAATTCTTCAACTGCATTAAACGCGGCTTTAAATACCGGTGAATCTGCAACAGTTGCTCTTCTTGTTAAACAAGACAACACGACTTTTTATAACAACGTGATTCAAGTTGATGGAACTACTGTTACAGCAATTTGGCAAGGTGGAACTGCTCCAACAGCTGGAAACGCTTCATCTACAGATGTGTACTCATACACAGCATTAAAAACAGCAGCATCAACGTACACAGTTTTAGCATCAATAACGCAATTTAAATAAGGAGTAGAAAGAATGCCTTTATTATCTACAATAGGCGCAGCAGCAGCAAGAGCATTTGGATTTTTAAAAGCATTAGTTACTGGTGGCTATGAAGTTGATAATTCATTAAGATTTAATAATGGAAGTTCAGACGAATTAAACTTTACTGTAGATGGAACACCAACACATCAAGACAAAGGAACTTGGTCGTTTTGGATTAAAAGAGCAAGAATACAAAATGCAGTTGTACGAATATTTAGTGCATATGCAGATGGTGGTGCAACTCAAACTTGGATAAGATTAGATGCAGATAATAAATTAGATATTGCTAATAGAGTTAGTGCGTCATTTAATACAAGATTAGTTACAAATAGAGTTTTTAGAGACCCTAGTGCTTGGTATCATATTGTTGTTGCATTTGACAGTACACAAGCAACAGCATCAGATAGAGTTAAACTTTATATAAATGGAGTACAAGAAACATCTTTTGGTACAGAAACGTACCCTAGTCAAAATGATAATTTACAAGCAAACACAAATGGCATTCCTATTACTTGGGGTGCTGAAGGTGTTGGTAATGATGAATATTTTGATGGATATTTATCTGAAGCATATTTCATTGATGGACAACAACTAACACCATCATCATTCGGTGAAACAGATCCTTCAGTCCCATCATCAGGAATCTGGATACCTAAAGCATATACAGGTTCGTTTGGAACTAATGGATATTATTTAAAGTTTGCAAATTCTGCAGCACTTGGAACAGATTCTTCAGGAAACGGAAATAATTTTACAGTAGTTAATCTAACATCTATTGACCAGACTACTGATACTCCTACTAATAATTTTTCAACAATGAATTCAGTTTCTTTTAATGCAAATGCAAGTGTAACTTTTACAGAGGGTAATACACAAGTTAATGTTTCTAATAATGCTGATAATTGCACATCTACATTTATGGTATCTTCAGGCAAATGGTATTGGGAAGTAAAACAAACAGTAGGAACATTAGCTATGATTGGAATAAGACCAGAAGGAATGAACTATAATCAAAGTAATATATTTAATTTGACAGGAACTAATCAAGGATATTATTATTATGGTGATACTGGTAACATAAGACCAGCAAATACAGCTTATGGAAATACTTTTGGAGTAAATGATATTATTGGTGTTGCTTTAGATTTAGATAATAACAAATTATATTTTTCTAAAAATGGAACTTTTCAAAATTCAGGAGTACCAACTTCTGGTGCTACTGGAACTGGTGCTGTAAGTATCGCAACATCTGGTTTAACTTGGGGTTTTTCTTTTACTTCAGGTGGTGCTTCTGACACAATACAATGTAACTTCGGCAATCCACCATTTACAATATCTTCAGGAAACGCAGATGCTAATGGTTATGGAAACTTTGAATATGCAGTCCCATCAGGGTACTATGCACTTAATACTAAAAACTTAGCGGAGTACGGTTAGAACATGGCATATACAACGATCAATAAAGGTTCTAGTTATTTTAATACAGTTTTATACACTGGTAATGATGCTACTAATAGAAGTATTACAGGAGTTGGATTTCAACCAGATTTTACTTGGATTAAATCAAGAAGTGATGCTTTTTTTCATGAATTGTATGATGTTGTAAGAGGTTTTTCTAGCACAACAAATGGAAGAGTTTTATATTCAAATGCAACAAGTGTAGAAGGAACTCCAAATACATTTAATTCATTTAATACAGATGGATTTACAGTATCTAAACAAGCTGGAGAAACTGGCACTAATGGAAATGGTGCTACATTTGCATCATGGAACTGGTTAGCAAATGGTGCTGGAGTATCAAACAATTCAGGAACTATAACAAGCACAGTATCAGCTAATACAACAGCTGGATTTAGTATTGTAAGTTATACAGGAACTGGTGCTAATGCGACTGTTGGACATGGTTTGGGTTCTGTACCAAAAATGATGATTGTTAAAAATAGAAGTGCTGTTGCACAGTGGGAAGTATATCATGTATCAACTGGAAATACTTCAGCAATGCAATTATCAGGAACTGGAACACCTGATCCCTCATCAACATATTGGAATGATACAACTCCAACTTCTACATTATTTTCTATTGGAACTGGAACACCAACTAATGGTTCTGGTAATTCTATTATCGCCTACTGCTTTGCTGATGTAAAAGGATATTCTAAATTTGGTTCTTATACAGGTAATGGTAATGCTAACGGAACTTTTGTATATACTGGTTTTAAACCTGCATTTTTTTTAGGAAAAAATTCAAGTAATGGTTCAGAAAATTGGTTTATTTTTGATAATAAAAGAGATCCGTTCAATACCTCATTTAGACAATTATTTCCAAATACTAGTGGTGCAGAAGGTACAAATGCAGCACAAAATATTGATATAGTTTCAAATGGTTTTAAAATGAGATCTGTTGAAGGAAGATTTAATGAATCAGGAAGCACTATAATCTACATGGCTTTTGCTGAAAACCCATTCGTTTCTTCAACTCAAATACCAACTACAGCTAGGTAGACAAATGATTAAAAATAACCTATAAGGAGACACTATGTTCGCAAAAGTAGAAAACAATCAGGTAGTAGCAGCTAATTCAAGTAAGGACTTTTTTAAAGATTCTACTGGGATTTATGAAGTTATTTACAATACAACTAATTTAAAAGACACAGAATTTTATTATAATGGTGCTGAAACATTCACATTCGCAAATGATCAAGTTACAGCGTCTTATGCTCCAGCAACTGCTAAAGCATTAGAAGATGTTAATGCTGTAGATCAAAATGGTCAACCAGCATTAGATCAAGACGGAAAACAAGTTATAATTAAAGGTTTAAAATCTATTCATGTAGCTAGAATCAAGTCTCAAGCTGCGGGTTTATTACAATCTACAGATTGGTATGTAATTAGAAATGCAGAATCAGGTGCTGTTGTACCTACTAACATTTCAACTTATAGAGCTGCAGTTAGAACTAAATCTAATGATATGGAAGCGTTAATTAATGCAGTTTCAAGTGTCGAGCAGCTAGCTGCCTTATATGTTTATGATAAAGATACACAATCTAGACCATTAGGCGACTTTCCAAGATTATAATTAAGACTTCCTCTTTAAATAAAGCGTGATATAATCTTGCATTTTACAATGTAAGAATTATGCCTTTACAGAAGATACAATTTAAGCCTGGATTTAATAAACAACAAACTGCAACCGGAGCCGAAGGGCAATGGATAGATGGTGATAATATAAGATTTCGTTATGGCGAACCACAAAAGATAGGTGGTTTCCAGCAACTCGTTGCTGGTACCTTGGCAGGTCCAGCGCGTGACCAGCATACTTGGACTGCATTAGATGGTAAAAGATATGCAGCAATAGGAACTTCAAAATTACTAGTTATTTATTATGAAGGTTCTTTTTATGATATTACACCACTTGGAACAGCTCTAACATCTTGCACTTATACATCTACAACGGGTTCAGCAACAGTTACAATTAATAAAGCAGGTCATCAATTAGAAGTTGGAGATTATATTATCTTTACAAGTGTTACAACTCCAGGAGCACCTACAACAAGTTATACATCAGCAAATTTTACAACAAATGTTTTTGAAGTTAAAACAGTTCCAACATCAGGAACTTTTACAGTTACCATGCCATCAAATGAAACTGGAACTGGTGTTACTGCAGGTGGATCTTTAACTACAACTCCATACATTTTTATAGGTCCAACATTTCAAACTCCTGCATTCGGTTATGGTACAGGATACTTTGGTGGAACAATTCCAACTTCAGCTACAACTACATTAAACGGTGGAATAGATAATGTCGTTACAACTATTACAGTTGTTTCAACTTCAGCTTTTCCAGCAACTGGAAGAATAGATATTGGAACAGAATTAATTACTTATGCAAGTAAAAATGCAACTCAATTTTTAGGTTGTGTTAGAGGAGTAAATGGATCAACAGCAGCATCTCATTTAACAGGTGTTACTGTGACCGATGCAACGAGCTGGGTTGATTGGGGAGAAGAATCTAATACTGCAGGTGTAACCCTTGCACCAGGTTCCTGGTCGCTAGATAACTTTGGACAGATTCTAGTTGCAACAGTTAAAAATGGTTCAACTTTTACTTGGAATCCTGCAACTCCAGGAGCTACATCAGGTCCAATAAGAGCAACAGTTGTATCAGGTGCTCCAACAGCGTCTATTATGAGCGTTGTATCAGATCGAGACAGACATTTATTTTTATTTGGAACAGAAACAACTATTGGAGACCCTTCAACACAAGATCCAATGTTTATAAGATTTTCAAATCAAGAAGATATTAATACTTGGAATCCAACGGTAACAAACACTGCGGGTACTTTTAGACTAGATACGGGCAACGAGATTATTGGAGCTGTACAAGGTAAAGATTACATTTTTGTACTTACAGATCAAGCAGCATATATGATTCAATTTGTTGGTCCTCCATTTACATTCTCAATTAGACAGATGGGTACAAATTGCGGATGTATTGGTCAACATGCAATGGTGTTTGCGCAAGGTGCAGTATTTTGGATTGGATTTGGTGGTGGATTCTTTGCATTTGATGGAACAGTAAAACAATTACCTTCATTAGTTGAAGATTTTGTATTTACAGATGATGGGGATAATTTAGGAATTAATTATGATGCAAGTCAAATAACTTATGCATATCATAATAGTTTATATAATGAAGTCGGTTGGTTTTATGCAAAAGCAGGATCAACTCAATTAGATAGAAATGTAGTTTATAACTTTATTGATAATACATGGGCCGTTGGATCTTTAACTAGAACAACTTATAATGATGCAGTTACTTTTGATTTACCTTATGCAACACAATATAATGCAACTGGCACACCAACATTTCCAACAATTAACGGTGTAAGTAATTTAGTTGGTTCAACGAAATACTGGGAACAAGAAACGGGTGTCAATGAAGTAGATGCAAATGGAGTTCAGACAGCCATTGCTGCATACATTCAATCTGGAGATTATGATATATCAGAACAAGGTATAGGTGGAGATGGTCAATTGATTATGCGTGTTAAACGATTTATTCCAGACTTTAAAAACTTAGAAGGCAATGCAAAAATAACTTTATTTTTTAGGGATTATCCTGCAAATGCAAATTCAACCCCATCTAATACACCACCATTAATTACAGGACCATTTACAATTACCTCATCAACTGATAAAGTAGATACCAGAGTTAGAGGAAGACAAGTTAGTTTAAAAATAGAAAATGATGCAGTAAATGAAACTTGGAGATACGGAACTTTGAGATTAGATATTGAAGCAGGAGGAAGAAGATAATGGCAAAAATTACAGCGTATATACCAGAACCAGAACAAGAGTATAACGTTGAAAATCAAAGACAAATATTAGAAGCAGTTACTACAATTAAAAATCAATTAAACTTTGGATTTCAAAAAGATCTAAAAGATGAGCTTGAAGCATTTAGTTGGTTTATATTTAGCGGACCAAATGGCAATTAATTATAAAAATCAAGGTTACGATTTAACCACATCAAATTTAACAACAGTGTTAACTATTAGCGCTTCAACAGTTGCTATTATAAAAGAAATAGCAGTTGCTAATGATAGTGGTGGATCAAGAGAAGTTAATTATTATTTTACTGATGTATCTACCTCAACTACTTATAAATTTTTTCATACAAATATTCCACAAAATTCTTATATAAATGCTATACACAATGCACTAGTATTAGAAGAAGGAGATTATTTACAATTTCAAGCAAATCAAGCAAATGCTATTTCTGGACAAATATCTTATGCTTTGTTAAGTAGAACTGGAGAAAATGGATAATCTAACAAAGATAGAATGTCAGACAGAAGAAATTATAAAAAGTAAAAAAACTGGAAAGACATATAAAACAATGGAAGAATTCTTAAAAGAAAATCCAATAGAGGATTTACAAAAAGATTTAGCCGTTAAAATTACAAACAAAGGATTAGAATTACTTCAGAAAGTAATGAATCAAAAATGAATCCAAGAGGTGGAACAGAATTACAGGTAGAATTACTGTATAAACATGTAGATAATACCTTATTAGATAAGGTTCAAATAACTACATCTGTACCGGAAAAAATACCATTACATCCAACTAAACCAAATATTCTTTGGCAACAAAATTCATACGATCAACCTAATCTAGCACCTTGGTTTAAAGATAAAGATAATCATAAAAAATATGATTGGTATGTATTTAATTCTCATTGGTGTTATGAAAAATTTAGAATGATGTTTGATATACCAACGAGTAAATGTTTAGTTATTAAAAACGCCATAGATAAAATTGAATCTAGAAAATTAGAATATACTAAAGGAGATCCTGTAAAATTAATATATACTTCAACGCCGTGGCGAGGTTTAAATGTGCTTCTTGCTGCTATGCAACTAGTTAATAATAAAAATGTACATTTAGATGTTTATTCTTCAACTCAAGTATATGGAGATCAATTTAAAGAAGTTAATGATGATAAATTTAAAGAATTATATAATCAAGCAAAATCATTAAAGAATGTAAGTTATATTGGTTATAAACCAAATGAATTTATAAAAGATAATTTAAAAAATTATCATATGTTTATATATCCAAACATATGGGAAGAAACATCTTGTATTGCAGCAATAGAAGCTATGGCTGCAGGGTTATATTGTGTCACAACTGATTATGGTGCTTTATTTGAAACAGGTGCAGAGTTTATAACATATGTTCCATTTGAAAAAGATTACATAAGACTTGCTCATACCATTGCATCAGTGATTGATGTGGCAGCAGATAGATTGGGAGATGATGGAGTAAAAGATCATTTAAAAATGCAAATAGAATATACAAACAAATTTTATTCTTGGGATTTAAGAAAGAGTATCTGGAATAGATTTTTACAAGGAGTAATTAATGCAAGATCCAAGTAAACCTATTTGGTTTAAAACAGAAGCAAATAATCTTTCAACAAAATTAAAAGAACCTGAAGTTAGAATTTATGTTGCAACTCCAGTGCATAGTGAATGTTCAATTCATTATACGCAAGCTCTATTAAAGTTTCAACAAGCTTGTATGATGAATGGAATTATGGTTTCATTTTCACTTCTTAAATCATCTTTAGTTACACAGGGAAGAAATTTGTGTGTTGCTAATTTTTTAGGTGATCCCGGTAAATATACACATATGTTGTTTATAGATTCAGATATTGATTTTAAATTTGAAACAATTATGAAAATGTTAAAGTTTGAT